CAGCCAAGTCCAAGTACTACTATAAGCCCTATTAAAAATTGGTTCATAATTGTTCTATCCTATAATTTAGTCCATCAGCTCCTCGTATTTCAACTAAGTCTCCCTCGTGTGTTACGAACTTTAGATACTTCTCTTGTTTTTTGTGAAACTTCTTTACTATAAACTCTTGATCGTCTTGATCGCCCCAAGTGTTATTGTAACTAACCTTGAGAGTATATCTTGGGAATAGCCTAGAAATGAGCCAAAGCCAAAAAGCTTTTGCTCTTTCTTTTAGCCTGCCCACAAGTCAGCCTCTGCTTGTCTACGTCTGGTCAGTCCTTCTAAAACTTTGCCAGACGCTTTGTTCCACCTTAACATTTCTGATGGAACGGAATTCTTATCACCTGCATTTAATTTTTTCAGAAGTGTACTACTCTGTAAGTTTCCAACTCCTAAATTGTAAGTCCATGATGTCAATGCATCAAACTCTTTTTGTGTGAGTTCAACGTCAACTACTCTCAGTACTTGCTCTCCGAACTCTACTAATTCTTCTAATAAATCTCTTTCTGCTTGTAATTCTGTGATTACATCGCCCTCTTTTACATTTCTTGTGCGACCATACCCTATTGTCCATACGTTAGCTGGGCATAAGTACGCTTCACTCTCGAACCCTTCGAAGTGTTTTACTAACTCTATACATTCATTACTTGGTTTCATTTAAAATCCCATTGATATTCCGCACCCACAGGCACTTATCACATTAGGGTTATGTATTTCAAACCCTGTCTCTACTATTGTCTCTTTCCAGTCTATGATAGACCCCTGAAGAAACCCCATGCTGTGCATATCGATGACTAGCATATCGTCGATTATGTGGTCGTCATTGTTTGCTAACTCGGATATATCCCACATATACTGGAAGCC